CCCAAAAAATTCCCCGGGGGGATATTTTCCACAAAGTCTTTTGGTCTCCGGGGGTCCTGAAGCCCCAGAGTTGGGAGAACGGCCGTCCCGTGACCTCTGCGGCTGCACTCTGGGGCTTCAGAACCTTCGTAGAACTAGTCGAAAGGAAAGGAGGAGTCGCCGTATGGCGAGAGCAAGAGCTCCGGACAACGGAAGAAGGCGCCGAAGGCCAGCGACTTCTCCTGAGCTTCGCGAGCTTGAGATCTCTGCAGCGGCCTACGATCTCGCTGAGTCACAGATCCAAGCAGGAACCGCGTCGTCCCAGGTCATCACCCATTTCCTCAAGATGGGTTCGACGCGCGAGCGGCTCGAGCAGCAACGCATCGAGCACGAGAACGAACTTCTACAGGTCAAGCGCCAAGCGATCGAGAGCCAACAGAGGATCGAGGAGCTGTACATCGATGCCATTGCGGCCATGAAGTCCTACTCAGGCTCCGGGGAGCAGACTGAGGACCATGACTACGACGTTTAGGCGCTATTCCGAGATCGAACGTCTCGGGACATTCGACGAACGCTTCGAATACCTGAAACTGGACGGTCATGTCGGCCGATCCACTTTCGGGTTCGACCGGTGGATGAACCAGCGTTTTTACCGCTCTGCGGAGTGGAAGTGGGCCAGGAACGCAGTGATCGTACGCGACATGGGCTGCGACCTGGGCATAAGGGGCTACGAGATCGCGTTCGGCCCTCTCCTGATTCATCACATGAATCCGATGACCGAGTTGGACATCGTCAACGGAGAGGGTTGGATTCTCGACCCCGAATACCTGATCACCACGTCACACCGGACGCATAATGCCATCCATTACGGCAACAAGGACAATCTCCCACCTGTCGTTGTACAACGTAAGCCTGGCGATACCAAGCTCTGGTGAAGGAGGTCCCGTGCCCCAAGGCAAGCGCAAGAAGTCCGCCAAGAAGGCGGCACCGAAGTCAGGGAAGTCCAAGACGCGTCATCGCCTCTCCACGCACTTCGTGATCGAGGAGTTCGACTGCAGAGACGGCACGTTGGTCAAGCCTCGCGAGTACAACGGGCTCCAGTACCTCTGCCGTCAGTACCTCGAGCCGATGCGCAAGCAGTTCGGCCCCTGCACCGTTCACTCGGGCTACCGGACGGTGTCCTGGAACAAGCACGTCGGGGGTGAGCCCAACAGCTTCCACATCTACACCATGCATGACGGCAACGACCAGGCTGCGGACGTCTCGTTCGCGCGCGGGGGCCCGAACCAGTGGGCGGCGTTCGCCAACAACATCCGCCGCAAGAAGCGCGGTGGACGCGGGGGGATCGGCATCTACTCGACGTTCGTCCACCTCGATATCCGCGACTATCCCGCCAACTGGCGGGGCTGATGGGCATTGATGGTCTCCGTCACCTGGTACCACACACTCGAGCGTGTGTGAACGGAGAGATCGATCCCGAGTGTTGGTGCGAAGAATCAATCCAAGGAGGTCAGATGGACGAGCAGGAAGTCCCGCGGGACGAGATGACGGCCGAAGAGGCCGCAGCGGCGGGAGTGGAGGGGTCCGACGCGATTCCCGACAACCCGGAGCCCGAACCGGAGCCCGAACCGGAGCCCGACGAGCGGACCGACGACCCCGCGCCGGTCGACAACCCCGATCTCTCCGAGGACGGTGACGACGACTCGTTCGAGTCCGAGCCGATCAGCCCCGGGGACATGGACCAGACGTCCGGCGAGGGATCGGAGACGCGCGAGGACCCCGCCGATCTCTCCGGCGTGGAGAAGGAGTTCGACGACAACGACTGACCCGACCTGAAGCAGAGAAAGGAGGTGGAGATGGAAGAGAGCGTTCTATTGAGCACAAAGAAGATCCTCGGTATCAGTCCTGACGACGATGCCTTCGATCTCGACGTCATCACCCACATCAACTCGGCCATCTCCATCCTCGAGCAGGTCGGGATCCCCAACGAGGGGTACATCCAGGACGACGAGCCCACCTGGGGAGACGTGTTCGCGGGGATCGTGGACGATCCAAACCGCAATCAGCTCCAGCTGATCAGGACCATCGTCTATCTGCAGGTGCGTCTGCTGTTCGATCCGCCTGCTACCTCCTTCCTGATCGCTGCCACACAGGAGCAGATCAGGGAACATATCTGGCGGCTCAATGTCAGACGAGAAGACATCGAGTACGTAGATCCGGATCCTCCGGGGGTGGTTCTAGATGGCTAACCTGGTCATCGCGGCCATCCCCGCTGAGGATGACTACGTCCACAAGATCTCTAGCGAGAAGGTCCCGCATTGCACGCTGCTGTTCCTGGGCGATGCGATGAAGGTTCCCAACGTGCTCAAGATCGTGGAGTTCGTCGGACATGCGGTCGATGTTTGGGAGCGCGGGCCCTTCATGCTGGAGGTGGACCACCGCGGAACGCTGGGAGAGGACAAAGCGGACGTTCTCTTCTTCAAGAAGAACTGGAGCGGAAAGGAGCTGGAGAACTTCCGCTGGCAACTTCTCCAGAACAGCCAGATCCGCACGGCGTATGACAACGCGGACCAGTTCGAGGGTCCCTGGATCCCGCATCTGACTCTCGGCTATCCCGAAACTCCTGCAAAAGAGGATGATCGGGACTATCCCGGCATTCGCTGGGTCGACTTCGATCGCATCGCGGTCTGGTTCGGGAACTACGAGGGGCCGGAGTGGCGGCTCGAGTACAACGACGACCTCGCGGAGGTGAGCATGGGCACAGAGGTAGCACGTGGTGAGGAGTTCATCGCCCACTTCGGCGTCAAGGGCATGAAGTGGGGCGTGCGCAAGGAGCGGTCGGTCTCGACCAGCGTCCAGACGGATCAGGGTCTCGTCCGCCGCAAGACGGTGGTGAAGACCAAGGGCGGAGAGTCCCATCCGGCGCATACCGATGCGATCGTCGCCGCAGTCCAGAAGCAGAAGCTCAAGAAGAGCGGGACGGCGGCACTCTCCACACAAGAGCTGCGCGAACTCTCCACTCGCCTACAGCTCGAAGCACAAGTCGAGTCGCTGACGTCCAAGAAGGGCAAGAAGTTCGCTCAGCGCCAGCTGGAGACGGCTGGCCAGCAGCAGATCCAGCGCGGCGTTGCCCGAGGCATCGCCAAGGGTGCGGCGAAGAAGGGCGGAACGGCGGCACTTCTGCTCGCATAGGAAGGAGGTCTCATGGCGCTGTCCAATACTGCAACGCCTGTCTATTACGGACAGTTCCGTGATGCCGTCGTGCGAGGTCAGATCCCGGTGAACCGGGAGATCTCGATGGAGATGAATCGCATCGACGCGCTCATCGCCAACCCGAACATCTACTACGACGATCAGCAGGTGGAGGGCTTCATCCGGTTCTGTGAGGGCGAGATGACCCTCACGGACGGTGGAGATCTTCACCTGCTGTTCAGTTTCAAGCTGTGGGCCGAACAGGTTTTCGGCTGGTGGTACTTCGTCGAGCGGAGTGTCTACGTTCCCGACGAGGATGGGTACAACGGGCATTACCAGAAGCGGACGATCCGGAAACGGTTGGTCACGAAGCAGTATCTGATCGTGGCCAGAGGAGCGGCTAAGTCGATGTACGCCGCTCTGATCCAGGCCTACTTCATGTGCGTCGACACCACGACCACCCACCAGGTGGCCACGGCTCCGACCATGAAGCAGGCCGAGGAGACCATGTCTCCGATGAGGACGGCGATCACGCGCGCGCGTGGGCCGCTCTTCAAGTTCCTCACCGAGGGTTCGATGCAGAACACCACGGGGAACAGGATGCTCAGGCAGAAGCTTGCATCCACCAAGAAGGGCATCGAGAACTTTCTGACCGGATCGCTGTGCGAGATCCGGCCGATGGCGATCAACAAGCTCCAGGGACTGCGTCCCAAGATCTCGACGATCGACGAATGGCTGTCCGGCGATCTCCGAGAGGACGTTGTCGGTGCCGTGGAGCAGGGAGCGTCGAAGCTTGACGACTTCCTGATCATCGCCATCAGCTCAGAGGGAACCGTCCGCAACGGTTCCGGCGACACCATCAAAATGGAACTCGCAGATATCCTCAAGGGCGAGTACCACGCACCGCACATCTCGATCTGGCACTACAAACTCGACGAACTCGAAGAAGTCGGTAATCCCGGCATGTGGGTCAAGGCGAATCCAAACTTAGGACTGACTGTTACCTATGAGACTTACCACCTTGACGTGGAGCGGGCCGAGAAGGCACCTGCGGCCAGGAATGACATCCTGGCCAAGCGGTTTGGTATCCCCATGGAGGGCTACACGTACTTCTTCACATATGAAGAGACGTTGCCCCACCGTCCACGAGACTTCTGGCAAATGCCATGCTCACTGGGCGCGGATCTATCACAGGGCGACGACTTCTGCGCATTCACCTTCCTCTTTCCACTTGGCGGAGAAAGGTTCGGAGTCAAGACTCGGAGTTACATCACGGAGCGCACGCTGTATCTGATCCAACCAGGTCTGCGCCCGAAGTACGACGAGTTCATCAAGGAAGGGTCGCTCCATGTCATGCCGGGCACAGTCCTGGACATGATGGAGGTCTACGACGATCTCGATGCGTTCATCATCTCCACCGAGTACGACGTCAGAACCTTCGGGTACGACCCCTACAACGCCAAGTCGTTCGTCGCTCGCTGGGAAGCCGAGAATGGTCCTTACGGGATCGAGAAGGTGATCCAGGGAGCCCGGACGGAATCTGTCCCGCTCGGTGAGATCAAGAAACTCGCCGAGGACCGGTTCCTCATCTTCGACGAGGCACTCATGCAGTTCGCCATGGGCAATTGCATCACCATGGAGGACACCAACGGCAACCGGAAGCTGTTGAAGCGACGGCAAGAGGAGAAGATCGACAACGTGGCGGCCCTCATGGACGCCTACATCGCCCTCAGGGCAAACCCGGAGGCATTCGAATGACCGAGACGGTGGAGCTTCCACCTGGACCGCAG